GTCAGCCGCGTCGAGGAATAAATAGAGTCGCTCAGACGGAGGACTCATGGCCACACAGCACATATTCACTCTAAGCGACGTCTATCGCCAGTCGCTAGAGGGCACGTGGGTCCTCCAGGGCTGGAACGCTGGGTGGTTCGGGGGCGGAGGGCAGGCGCCAGCCAAGTATACGACAGTTGACCGTATCCTTTTCTCAGCTGACACGGTAACGGCTGTAGCCAAAGGGCCGCTGAGCCAAGCTAGGTTGTATCTCGCGGCGACAGGAAACGTGTCTGACGGCTGGTTTGGTGGCGGTCATGAGATATCGCCAGCTGCGGCAGAGGTGTCAACTGTTGACCGCGTCATTTTCTCATCCGACACGGCAACTGCTGTAGCCAAGGGCCCGCTGAGCGCAGCGAGTTATGCGCTCGGGGCTACAGGGAACACAACAGATGGTTGGTGGGGTGGCGGCTACAGACCCGGAAACATTTCAACTGTTGAACGCGTCATTTTCTCATCCGACACGGCAACCGCTGTAGCCAAGGGGCCGCTGAGCTTGGCGAGGTACAATGTTACAGCTACAGGAAACACAACCGACGGTTGGTGGGGCGGAGGCTATGTAATACCGGGTGGTGTCAGATCAACCGTTGATAGAGTGATCTTTGCGTCTGACACTGCGACAGCAGTCGCTAAGGGACCATTGAGCGTGGCAAGGAATTACACCGGAGCTACAGGAAACGCGACTGACGGTTGGTTTGGGGGCGGTGCCGGCAAGTCAACAGTTGATCGAATCATCTTCTCGTCTGATACCGCAACAGCCGTTGCAAAAGGGCCACTGAGCTCGGGGACGGAGGGACTTGCGGCTACCGGAAATTCAACAGATGGTTGGTTTGGCGGCGGGTCAGGTCCGGTATCAAAAGTTGACCGTATCATTTTCTCAGCTGACACTGCAACGGCTATTGCTAAAGGACCGCTGAGCTTGGCGAGAGGCTACACCGGGGCTGTCTGACGCACGATGATTTAATATGGTATGATGAAGCGGTTCCACTTTCTATCAGGCCTGCCTAGGTCCGGGTCGACCCTCCTCTCAGCGATCCTCAACCAGGACGAGCGCGTGTACGCGTCAGCGAACTCGCCGCTCCTCGACATGCTGTACTACCACGAGCAGTACTGGCTTCAGTCAGAGCAGGGCCGAGCGAACCCAAAGCCCGACTCACTGACGAACGTTCTCAGGCACATGCCTCACAACTTCTACGAGGACGTCTGTCGCCCGGTCGTGATCGACAAGAGCCGGGCCTGGCCGAACAACGTCGAGCGCATACGAAGAGTGTTCGGATACGACGACCCAAGGATAGTGTGCGTCACTCGCTCGATCCCAGACATACTCGCGAGCTTCCTGAAGCTCATACACGACCAGCCGGCGGGATCGACTAACTTCATAGACGACACGACCATGAGGATGTACGGTCGAGTCGACGACGAGGCTAGGTGCGAGTACCTCATGTCGGACGCTGGGATCGTCGAGCTCAGCATGTGGGCCATGCGCCAGGGGTGGGACCGGTCGAGCGACCGCCGCCACCTCCACGTGCTCGAGTACGACGACCTAGTCGCGGACCCAAGGCGGTCGGTAGAGAGAGTGTACGACTTCCTGGGCATGGACGCGCCTGACTTAGACTTCGACAACGTGACGAACCCAGTCGAGGAGCGAGACGAGGTCTACGGCCTAGAGGGCATGCACAGAGTCAGACAGAGAGTCGGTCGAGTCGAGTACGAGGTTGACAGGGACCTCGTGAACAGATATAATGGCAGAGAGTTCTGGAGGTCTCGAGTGAGCAACGTATTCAAGCTGAGCGACTACAAGAGGGTCGACGATCAGATCACTGACTCGGTGACGCAGGCCGTGACGCCTCCGCCGAGAGACGTCGAGCCGAACATGCACCGGTACATCGCGATCCACTCCGAGTTCCTCTCGCTCGAGGAGTGCCGCGCCCTGGTCGAGTACGGCAAGAGGAACGTCGGCGAGACGCAGGGAGTGTTCGACCCCTCCAAGTCGACGGACAAAGTCATCGACTTCCAGGTCGACGAGCAGACGCGAAACGCGCAGATAGTCAACGTCAGCGAGGCCTTGCAGGCCGACCTGAGGTCCGTTCTGACGCGCGCGGTCAAGAGCTACATCGAGCCGGCTTTCTCTAAGAGAGTGCACTCGGCCGAACCCGTTCAGTTCCTTAGGTACGGCGTGGGCGGGTTCTATAAGCCGCACTGCGACGGCGAGGCGCTGTGGCGGTCCGGGAACCGACTCGAGTGGAGGAGGAACACTGACCGAGACATCTCGATGGTCGTCTTCCTCAACGACGACTTCGCGGGAGGCGTCCTCGCGTTCCCGGAGCAGGGTATCGTAGTTCCTCCTCGAGCCGGCACGCTCGTCGCGTTCCCGTCGTCCCACCACTTCATGCACGGAGTGACTCCGGTGACGTCGGGCGAGAGGTTCTCTCTCGTCTCGTGGATGGACGTCGCTAAGGCCGCGGCGTCGTGAGGAAGCGGTTCGTCGTCATAGACGACTTCTACAAGGACCCGCGCGCGATGCGCTCCGCCGCGCTCGGCCTCGAGTACTCGGCGCAGTCCGGTCACACGTACCCGGGCAGGAACTCGTCCGCACCGATCTTAGACTCGCAGATAACTGACGCGGTGTCTCAAGCAGTCGGCACTCCGCTCGAGCCGAACTCGACGCAGCTGTGCGGGCACTTCCGCACTTCGACCGCGTCAGACACGTTCGAGCAGGACGTGCACGTCGACCCAGAGCCGGACAATCTCTGGGCCGGGGTCCTGTACCTGAACACGCCTAAGCAGTGCGAGGGCCGGCCCGGCACCATCACCTGGCGGCACAAGCGCCTCGGCATCGAGTCCGTTCCCATGAGTCGAGAGGAGGGCCGAGCCCTCGGTTTCTCGTCGTACGAAGACGTGCGGCGCGAGCTCATATACGGAGACGGCCTCGACAGGTCGAAGTGGGACATGGTCAACTACGCCGCCATGAGGTTCAACCGCCTCGTCCTGTTCCGCCCGACGGACTGGCACTCTCACGGCGAGAACTTTGGGTCGACGCTCGAGGACTGCCGCCTCGTGCAGATCTTCTTCTGGAGGAGGAAGAGTGGCTGACCGCATATTCCACTGCCCATCGTTCCCGGTGGATCGAGTCGCTAACGACGGCCGAGAGCTCTGGATCGAGATGCCGGAAACTTGGCGGTACAAGCTCGACTATCTGGGGGCTCTGGTAGAGAACATCTCTAGAGTCGGGTGCGACCCGGTCCGAGCGTACGAGAACCCGGACGGAGTCGTCCTCGGCCTGAGCGGTGTGAATCGGTTCCAAGCGGTCAAGAAGCTCGGCTGGAAGACGTTCCCGGCTCTGTTCTTTGCGACCGACGCGTCCACGCCGAGTAAGTACACTAGCGACGTAGTCGAGGTCACGCCGGAGCAGGCGCGGAGCATGGTTCGCAACCGCAAGTGCACGTCGGTGATCGAGCACGGCGGGTACAGCTACGCGAGGTCGTTCGATCCGATCGACTTCCTACTTAACTTCGACGCGAGCCGCGAGACTCAAGAGAGAATGTTCGCGTGCTTCTTCCTCGAGAACTTGCAGAACCAGTGCTGGGGTCACAGCAGGGCCGACCTCGAGTCTCAGTTGGAGAGAGCTGGCCGAATGGGTCTGTCTCAGTACTGGACCGAGGTCTGCGAGGAGGGGCTGGCTCACTATAAGTGAGGAGCCTAGCTTAGAGTTATAAATAGCCTCATACCGGAGGCTAACGCATGGCGCAACCCGCTAACAGGAACCAGTTCAAAGACTACTGCCTGAGGCGGCTGGGCGCGCCTGTGATCGACATAAACGTCGACGACGAGCAGGTCGAGGAGCGTATCGACGACGCTCTGGAATACTACCGCGACTACCACTTCGATGGTACGGAGCGAGTCCTGTATAGGCACCAGGTCACGCAAGCGGACAAGGACAATAAGTACGTGACTCTTCCGAGCACGATCAACGGAGTCATATCCGTGTTCGACCTTGGTAGAGCAGTCAACGTGACCAACCTGTTCAACATTCGGTACCAGATCCACCTGAACGACCTGTTCGACTTCACGTCGACCACGTACGTGCCGTACGTCATGGCCATGCGGCACATCGAGCAGCTCGAGGAGATCTTCGTAGGGTCCAAGCCGATCCGGTACAACAGGTCGACGAACATACTCAACATCGACATGAAGTGGGACGCCGACGTCAAGGCCGGCGACTACATCATCGTCGACTGCTACCGAACCGTCGACGCCGAGGCGAACGCGGACGTCTGGCAGGACATCTGGCTTAAGAAGTATGCGACAGCCCTCATCAAGCGTCAGTGGGGCGAGAACTTGAAGAAGTTTGAGGGCATGAACCTCCCCGGCGGAGTCACCTTCAACGGGCAGAAGATCTGGGACGAGGCGAACGAAGAGATCGGAAAGCTGGAGGAGAGGATCAATATAGATTACGGGGGTGTACTCCAGGATATGCAGAACGATTGAGCGTGACGCATGGCTGTATCCAAGTACTTCCGTAACTTCTCTGCTAGGAACGAGGCTCGGGTCGCTGAGGACCTCATCGTCGAGTCCATCAAGACTTACGGCGTCGACGTTCAGTACATGCAGAGGACTATCTTCAACGAGGACCTGCTCCTGGGCGCCGACCCGCTGTCTCGCTTCGCGACCGCTGTCCCAGTCGAGGTCTACTTCAACAACGTTCGCAACCTAGACGGTGAGGGCGACTTTCTCTCCAAGTTCAACCTCGAGATTCGCGACAGCCTGAAGCTGACGATGGCTCGCCGGCGCTGGGACCAGTTCGTGAGCGAGAAGATCCTCAGCGAGAACGACTACAACCTACAGGTCGAGACGGCCAACACGCTGTCCTACGGATCTTACGACAGCTTCTCTCTCGAGGCTGGCACAGCGAACGGGTACTCGCTGAGCGGCACTCGCCCGAAGGAGGGCGACCTCATATTCGTGCCGTTCATCAACAACGGTAACGGTGCGATATACGAGATCAAGTTCGTCGAGCACGAGGACGTCTTCTACCAGCACGGCCGCTTGTACACGTACGTCCTGTCGTGCGACCTGTTCACGTACAGCAGCGAGCGGCTCGACACGGGCAACACCTCGATCGACGGCATCGAGGATCGCTACAGCGCCGACATACTCAACTATCAGTTCGTCCTGGAGGACGACACACGGATGCTCGAGGAGGACGACGGCTGGATCCTGCAGGAGTTCGACCTCGTCGACACCGTTAAGACCGCGAACAACTCTCTCGTCCACCGCCTCGCCGAGGACTACGTCGACTTCTCCGAGCGCAACCCGTTCTCGGAGGTCGATAGGTACTAATGTTCTCATCGCAGTTCTATCACCAATCTTTGCGTCGGTATGTCGTCGCGTTCGGAAATATGTTCGACGACCTAGTCGTGCGCCGGCTCAACGCAGCGAGCGAGGTGATCCAAGTCATCCAGGTTCCCATCGCGTACGGTCCAAAGCAGAAGTGGCTCGTGCGAACTAGAGCCAACCCAGACCTGACCGCACAGGTCTCTATGCAGCTCCCCCGCCTCGGGTTCGAGGTCCTGGGAATGACTTACGACGGGTCGCGGCGCCTCCCGAGCACCGGAAAGAACGTGGCCGTCCTCAACACGAGCGACAAGAACAAGCTCAACAGACAGTACATGCCCGTGCCCTGGAACATAGATTTTGGGCTGTACGCGTTCGTTAAGAACGCCGACGACGGCGCGCAGATCGTCGAGCAGATCGTGCCGTTCTTCGGACCCGAGTGGACCAACACAGTGAACCTGGTCCCGTCGATGGGACTAAAGCTAGACGTGCCGACCATCCTCAACGGAGTCACGATAGACGACGTCTACGAGGGAGACTACGAGACTCGGCAGACGCTCGTGTACAACTTCGCGTTCACGATGAAGGGTTGGTTCTTCGGACCGATCAAGACTCAGGGCGTCATCAAGCGCGCTCAGGTCGACCTTCACGTCGTCGAGCCTGTGGCGAACACAGACGTCCTGTATGGGATACAGTACCAGAAGTTCACGGCCGAAGAGATCGCTGCGGCTCGAGTCAACAGCCGCCTGACCGTGCAGCCCGGTCTCTTGGCCAACGGCGTCGGCACGACGAACTCGGCCGCGTC